TGCTTGATCTCTGGGTATATAAAACTCACGACACCTCCCGCCCTGAAGCGCGAATGTTGATTGCCGTTGCGGTGCCTGCGATGGTGGAGATAAACCCGCTTGCCATCAGCACCTGGCCAACAATCTCGGGGAAAGTATATACCTCGCTGGCCGCAAGCGTCTTGGTCTTGGTAATCAAGTTCTGATTGCCAGCCGTGTCGCCCGAAGTAACCAGATTCACACTAAGCGTTGCCGCTGTTGCGCTGTAATTGGTCGCCGTGAACTTGTCGATGATCGTGGTGACGTTGGTGGCGGTGTATTGAGTTGTTTGGCTATTCTCCGCAGTCTTGGCGGGTATCAGCACTTTTACAGTTACGGTCATGGGTTACACTCCTAATGCTTTAAGTTCATCAAGCGATGTTAGCGCGTCTACTTGTTTCGTAATATTGCGCAGCCGTTGCTTTTCCTTAACAATTTCCGTAGTGCTTGCGCCTGATTCTAATGATCTTTGAAATAACACATCCTGCGCTTCCAATAGTGGCTTGCGTTCGACACGTAGTCTGTCTTTCGTAATGGCCTGTGCTTTGGCAAAGTTAATGGTAATCATGGTGTATATTCCCAAGCGTTACGAAAGGTTCTGTCCGAAGGAATATCTGCCGTGTCTACAATTTTGTAAGCCACACCAGCAGGAACATCTTTAGCCGCAAGTTCTTCAATCGTGTGGGTTTCAAGGTATTCTGCCGCAGGACAGATTATGGCTACACCATCGCCGTTCTTGTAGATTATCCTTTTCATTATTGATCCCCAAAAATAACACTAGATACATTAAGAGGATCAACTGGTGTTCCGCCCTCAAAGTGATACACAGTGCAAGAAGTTGTCGCCCTAGCTGTGGTAGGCGTGTCGCCGGTATTTATTACGCTATTAGCATGACCGTTGACTACCGGGTAGCTGGCAGAAGAAAGAGTGATGCTAAAGTTAATAGTTAATTCTCCCGTACTTACATCCGTAATGCTGCTTACGTTATACGACGCGGCTAGGGTAGGAGTGCCGCCAGAGTATGTTGAAAACTGCCAAATCTTTGCCGCACTTGGGTGAAACTGTTGCCGACCGGGAGTGACTAGAACATTAGTGGCCGTCCCCGTTTCCTGCTGTGCTTGGGTAGCAACGACATTTCCCGAAACAGTTGCCGCGCTAATATCGCCCGTTGCACTCAACGTCGTAAACGCACCAGTATTCGCGGTGGTAGCGCCCACGGTGCCGTTGATGTTGATAGATGCAGTTCCGGTAAGATTTGTGACGGTACCGCTTGATGGTGTGCCGAGCGCCCCGCCGCTTACTAAATAACTGCCCGCTGGTTGTTTGTCGTTAAAAGTAGTCCAATCGGTGCTGGTCAGATACCCGTTGACTGACGTAGTGGCCGCAGCCATCGAGATTGCTGGCGTAGCGCCACCAGAACTGACTACCGGCGCAGTGCCTGTTACGCTGGTAACCGTTCCCGATCCTTTGTTGTTAAAGGTAGTCCAATCGGTGCTGGTCAGATACCCGTTAACGCTTGTTGTTGCAGCGGCCATGCTGATCGCTGGCGTAGCGCCACCCGACGATACAACAGGTGCTGTGCCGGTCACGCTCGTCACAGTGCCGCTGCCTTTGTTGTTAAAGGTTGTCCAATCGGCTGCACTTAAAGCTCCGCGATTAGAAGCCGAAGCGGTTGGAACTTGAAGCGTGATAACCGGCGTGGTCGTGCCGTTTGCAACAGTGCTAGACAGGTCAGTGCCGGTCGTGCCGAGCGTAAGCGCAGCCACACTGGTTACTGTGCCGCCCGAGCCGGTTGCTGACAACGTGCCGCCAACAAAGGCAACGCCAGTTCCTATGGCGACATTGCTGAACCCGCCAGCCCCGTTGCCGTACAAAATCGAGGTGCCGCTAGTCGCGGGCGCGTAGTCGGTGCCGGATGCCGCCGCGCTGATTGCGATGCCGTTGCCTTTCAGCACCCCGGTGACGGTCGTGGAGAGCGTGATTGCCGGGGTAGTTGTTGCTGTTGCTACTGTTCCGGCAAGACCGTTGGCCGACACTACAGACACGCTTGAAACGGTGCCCTTGTTGTTAAACGTATTCCAGTCGGTGCTGGTCAGATACCCGTCGGCTAACGTAGTGGCCGCTGGCATACTGATTACCGGCGCATTGCCGCCGGAAGATACGACCGGGGGTGTGCCGGTAACGCTAGTAACACCACCACTATCTTGTTGAGGGGGTGGCCCTAGTTGCAGTTCGTCAAGCGTAGTTGCGTTGCTGCCGCTGCCGGTCAAAACAAACATGTTAAGAAAGAATCGATACCATTCTCGCGCCATAAGGCCGGTGCGTTCATCAATAAACGGCACCCTTGGCGCGGGAATGTTGGTGATGTTGAGTTCGGCCATCAGCTACTCGTCGGCGTAACAAACAGTTCAGCACCCACAATGGCAATTTTTACCGGGTCAGTGCCGGATACTTCATACACCCGGTCACGAATCTTTTCTGTCATACCAAGCCTGCGCCAGATGGTGCGGGTGCCGTAAGCACCGAGTTTGCCCATTGAGTTCCAATGCTCATTCGACCAGGTATGCCCCGCGTCGTCCGACCAACGCAACATCACCTGCGGGTCGTAACCGGGTGCTGCAAGATACGCGCTTGTGGTTAAATAGTCGCCAGCTTCAGTCGTAAGGTATAGCCCTGCTTCGGTTAACAACTTTTCGGCAGTGTCATAGCTTGGGTATTGGGCAAGCCCCACGCCTGTTTCAGCGTCAAGCTGTAAACTGTGGTGCGCGCTGCGCTTAAGGTTGTTCTGTCCTGCTGGCAATGCGCGCCACGACCGCAACCATTTTTGTGTTTGATCGTCGTCAGCGTAGACATCAAGATCAAAGGCATAGACACGCCCGTCCTCGTAGTCGCCAACCACAATCTCGTCGTTATACGACATTTGGCAATTGCTGCGGTGCCGAACAAATAGCCCGTTTTCAAAAGCGGCGCGTTCGTGCCACAACTGAGTGGACACGTCATAAACCCATGTGGCCTCGGCTGACGGGAAGATCAACACATAGAACGGATGCCCGTCCTGCTGGTAAGTGTAACCGATGGCGTCGGTGATGTTGCCGTAGCTTTGGATGGCGTATTCAACAGCATTGGTCGAGATTCGCGCTGGCGTGTAGCCATTGGCTCGGTAGACTATCCCGCGCCCGCGAGCATCTGAACCTAACCAGAACACGCTGTTGTCGAGCTTGGCTACCGAATACGCCGCCTCGCAGCCTACTTCCATAAACGCGCCTTGAATCCGCGCCAATGGAAAGTCTGGCGTTCCAGCGTCATACCAAACCTCAACGCTGGTGTTGCCAAACAAGAATATTTCGCGGTGGTCTACGATCAAGGCTACCACATCGTCGGGGTAGCCTTCCGCGCTGGCAAAATCCAACGGGTCAACTGACGTTCCGTCCAGTAAGCTGGTTACCCAAAACTTTTGTGTGCCTGGTTCGTTGAATACAAAGTAACCGTCTAGGTAGCCGACCGAGCCGGCGCCGGGAAAATCAACGTCTGTAATCTGTGCAAACACCAAGGTAGATACGTTGTAGATGTAGCTCAGTGGGTTACAGGCAATGAATATTTGCGTACCGTTGTCGGCTATGCTGACAGGGCCGGTGCCGGACACGGTGCCAAGTAAGGTAGCAGTGTAGCTTGTACTTAGGCTGTAGAACTGACTACCCGATACCACATAGGCCACGCCGTTGGTTACCCACAGCCCGCGAATAGGCCCGGTGCCGACCGTTGCTAACAAGCGCAGGCCGGGGCATCGCATCAAGAACCCGGCTTCTTTCCCGCCGCTGCCTTCCGGTATCGCTTCGGGGAACAAGTTAACGCATCTATTATCCGCCGCGTTAACAGACCGAGTTACATACGCGCCGCCCAAAATCGGGGTTTTCAATTAAAAATTCCCACTGTAGACGTTAAATCGTTGGCGCGTTGCTACAATGCTATACGGCAGGCTCATCACATCGTCAGGGTTGTTGATCCGCTTGATGTTGCGTTTGCTTGACATGGCAATTCGCTGCACCTGTGGCGGCGGTTCTACACCAAACTCAGCAGCAATCTCAGATGCTAGATTGAATCGAAACGCTCGCAGATAGCCCGGCGGCACCACCAGTGTGGTCGCTAATGTAGCCGGTTCTGTTAGCTCGCTTACGCTAATGATGTGCCATTGCAGCGCCGTAGTTGGCACCGGATAAACCGTCATCTTAATATCCGACATTTCCATGTTTACAAACATGACCTGCGGATAGGTGCTGGTAACTGTTTTTACTGCAATGCCGTTGTATTGTTGCTGGTTTATCAGCTTGATACCAAAGCTAATGCCGTTGCCGGGGTCAATAAAATATGTTGAGTCGTCCACCAGTACGGGTCGGTTGCCGACAAAATTACCCGTTGGCCCAAGCGTGCGGGTTGCGGTATTGGCAGGCCAAGTAAATATCTGGTCTTGCGTTGAGAACACAGACAGACGCTCAGACGACCAGCTATCCAACATCTGGTTCATTGCGGTCAGCGCATCGGCTGACGTTGCCGCCGATGGCGTTTCACCTTCGGCCAATTGACCAATCAGTCGTAACGCCCCGTTGATCTGATCGCCAGCCGTTGTGGTCATTCTTCAAGCTCCTTACGCGGTCTGCCGCGAGGTTTAGCCAGTTCGTTTACAGGCGTCAACAACGCGCCAAGTTCGTAACGCTCCCAACCATTTTTTTCGTCAGCGTCAGCTTCGGCGTCTGCAATAGCAACCTTGCTGCCGTGTATCGGGTGTCGCAAGTAGATGACCATATTTTAATCCTTAAAAACCACCTCGCGGCTGTTACACCGCGAGGTGTTGTTACTAAGCTATCCGATACACTGAGTATGCAGCGGTGCCGGTTTTGCGGAACAGAAACTGAGCCGCGCCGCTAACGCCAGCCGCACTGCCGGTAATAGCAACCAAAAGGTTACCCACCGAAGTGATGCCAGTGCCAACTACAAAGGTAAGAACACCGGACGAAGTGCCAAGATTAACCACGTTCAACAGAAAACAACTATTGGTTTTAAGGTTGGTCATTGTTGCGTCGATCAAAGTCGCCGTAGGCAGCGTGTAAGACGCTGCGGTAGCGGTCGGATCGCACACCAAAAGCCCACCAGTGACTTGAGCAACAGACAGCGTTGCGGTTGCAGTTGCCGTTTGCGGCGCTGCTTGAGTTTCCATTACCTGTTCGCTTTGGTTGCCATCGGTATACTGATAGCCGCCACCAACTGAGGGAAGTGCCATGATTGAATCTCCTAAAAGTTTAAATTAACCAAAAATACGGCAGGCCATCGGCGGGCGGATAGTGCTGAAGCCATACAGCACATCGACACGGCAGGGCATACGGTCGTTGTTAATATCGTACTGACGCACGATACGCATCGAGATGCCGTTATGCACCTGGCGCGAAGCCATATCGACACCTTGCGGAAGCAAGAGGTCAGCCGTGGCCAGCGTGATCGCATTCTTGTGATAAACCAAGTTTTGCGGATACACGGTAGAAGCGGTTCCCACAAACACCAGCGCAGCCGAAGCCACCGGGAACGCATCAATCGTGGCCAACGCATTGGTAGCCGTGTACATCGCAGGCAGGAATGCAATGGTTGCCGAGGTGCTGGTCAAGGTCTGATCGGCGGTCACGACAAACTGTTGCAGGCTACCAGTGCTAAGACGGGTCTGCGGGTTAACCGCAAACACGGCAGCAATGGTAAATATATCGCCTTGTTTGAGCGACTTCGTGCCACTGGTGTAAGTAATATCCAGCGTTGTCGCGCCTTGCGTTGACGGAACGGTTGACGCGCAGATGGGCGCAGCCGGGAAGTTGCCCGTGGTGTGATTGACAATCGACTGCGACATATTCATTTCGTCGTAGCCAAGAACACCCTCACCCATCATGCCGGTCTTGAACTGGCGGGAAATCGTGCCTGCCGGGTTGAAGAAACCACTCAAGCCGTTTACCAGGCCAGCGTTAGCGGCAGGGTTCACAGTTGCGTAGCGCGGCGACATAGGCGTAGCCGATTCGTTCAACTTCTGTTGCGCTTGCAGCAGAACCAGCGCGGTGGCCGGCGTGGTGCCGGGAGTGCCTACGGTGTTGAAAATAGACTTGTAGGAGTTGGCAACGTCAGCATCCACACTAGACGCCAATTGGCTGATACGCGGCTTCAGAACACGTTCCGCGAAGTCATCCAACTGCATCGTCAGTTCGGCGCTGGTGAAGTTGATGCCGATGTGCTTCTGGCTAGAAACCGTCAGCGTGGTGAATTGCTCGTTGTCGTCCTGAACTTGCAGGGCGGCACCGTCAGTCACCAAGGCACGATCCGGCAGACGAATCCGCAGGGTCGAACCGATCTTGGCACCTTCAACAGCGAAGCTGTCGTCGTACTCTTTATTGCAATTGCGCGAAATAACCAGGTTGTTCTCGAGAATTTCGAGGCACTTCCGAGTAATCATATCGATGGTAAGCAGGCTATTAGCCATGAAAAAACTCCTTAAAGTAGTTAGCGGTTCCTAGCTTCCTGCTTTTTCACCTGTCTTGCTCTATCAGCTTCGATCCACTGGCTTGTGGTCATGGTTTTAATTGACCTTGGGTCTGTGGTATCAAAACCGCTGGAGTGACCTCCGCGAGCGGTAACGGGTGAAATCGGCGCAGGTGCGCTGGATGTACGTTTTGTAACGGGTTCAGAAGCAACCTTTGCTTCCAATCTTCCTATCTCTTTAGCTTGCAAGAACGGTTCAAGTCGAGAAATGCGGTCAGCTTCCTTGGGGTTTGTGCCGAGATAGTATGCAATATCCGGGCCGTTATCCGAGGCTTGAATTGTCTGAGCCATCACGTTAGTAATCGGTAGCTTGGGGTTGTACGCAACTTGTTCAAAGTCCTCGTATTTGCCCCGCGCATCTTCTTCCTTTTCGTGATAGTTACCAAGCAACTCCTGTTGCTGTTTCGCGTACTGTTGCTGGTGGACAATCTGCGCTGCCTTGGAAGTCGTCAGTGCGTCAACGTATTCCTCGGTCGTCGTAAACTGTTCCGGCTTTACATGCTCTACAGGGACGGGCTTTGGTGCTTCGGCCTGCCTTGCTTCGCGTTCCCACTTTCGCTGTTCTCTTGCAAGCCTCTTGCCGATGGCTGCGTCTAAGTCCTCTTGTGTGAATACCTTAGACTCAACTTCGGGTGCTGCTTCCGGCGCTGCTATCTCAGGCTCAGGTGCTGCCGTAGCGACCTGTTCCGGCGCGGGTACTTCCGCTATTACTTCTTCAGACATGGCTTGATTCCTTGGAATCCCTGGCGTTCCGCGCCAGTGCGGTTATTCGTAAACAAAAGTCAATTCCATCGTGCCTGTAGCCAACACATACAGGCCACGGCTAAATCCAATACCGCTATCAGCCCCACTCAACGGATAGTTCTCGCTGGCTTGCGGGGTTAACAGGCTAATAATTGTGCCATCTGCTGCTGTCTGGGTTGCGGAATCATGCACAGTCACGCGAGGCGTGGCGGATGCAGAGCTACAAAATATGCCCTTAAGTTTTCCAAATCCCACCTTAATAGTGGTCTTGTTTGGCACACTGGCAGTCACGCTCAACTGATAATAATGGGCCATGTTTGTTCCTATTCGTAAATGAACGTGACACCAACGGTGCCGCTGATCACTACATACAAGCCTTTGTTAAACCAGATGCCGCCATCATCCCCAGTTAGTGAATACATTGTATGCGCGCCGGGTACAAATTCCGCAATTATCGTTACCGCGTTTGTAGCCGCAGTCGCCGAGTCATAAACCGCAATCGTGGGCGTGGCAGATGCAGTGCTGCACATAATGCCTTTGAGTTTACCGGCACCAACTTTGATTTGCGTGGTTGCGCTGATGTTCAGGTAGTTTGAGGCCATGATTTATCCTATGCCAAGAAGCGCAATTTGTACAAGGTTCGCAAGTAGACTTCTACGATATTGTCTATAAGTTGTTGCAATGAGGTATCCGACTTATCCACAACGTCATACCGAGCCGCTTCAATTTCCTTCAACTGATCTTCCAGAAACTCGATGATGTTGGCTGTTTTCTTGGCTGACATAAGCGAGATAGGGCCAATCAGACCATGCCGCCCTTGGTAGGCTTCGGCAAAGTCGTCAGCAGCGCCTACGATACGTTCGTAGAAGATGTTCAAGGCTACATGCTTGGAGTAGCTGCGGGTGTTGAGGTGGACGCTGTGCGCTACGTCTCGCGCTAAGAACAGCATCCCCATAAAGTCGGTGCATTTCACTGTGGCATCCCTTGCGGTGGCGGCATTTGTTCCATATCCGGCGGCATCTGTTGCATGTTCTGCATCATGTCTTGCGGCATCATGTCTTGGTCACGCCCCGGCATCTCGTTAATCAGATCGCCCGACGTAATCATGCCGTGGACGGTGCCCATAACGATGTCTTGAATCTGCTCTGGCGACATTCCGGCCTGCACCGCGCTGATACGCTTAGTCTCCGCGTCGTATGCTTTGACTTGGCTATCAAACTCTTTAACCTTCAACGTCTGCGCTTCCATCGACTGGCTGACGTTTTGTAGCATCTGGTGCATCTGCTGCATTTCCTGGCCCATCGCTTGCATCTGCTGGTTAGCCGCTTGCAGCGCCGGATCGTCCTCGTCAGACAGCAGCTTGGGGTCGATAGTCTTGGCAAACCGCGCTGCCATCTCTTGCGCGCCCGGCCAGTCCATGTGCTTGATGAACAGGTCGCCGGCCACAGCCCACAGTTGCGGGTTGCCTTGCAGCAGTTGGCTCATGGCGTCGAGCGATTCCTGCCGCTTGGTCATGTAGCTCGGGCCAACAGTCACCGCAACGTCGTACTTGCCGACATTGGGGTTGTAAATCTTCTTGATAACGATGCCTTGCTCGTTCTGAATCTTCTTAACCGGCATCGGTTGCATCGGGTCGATCATGGCTTGGTCAGTTTCACCGTCCATGCCGATAATCCGCGCAATGCGTTGCGTGTCGTATATCTTTGGAATCAGATCCACCAGTTGCCGGGTCGCGTAGCGAATAGCGCGCGCCAAGTTGTCAACGTAGTGGTATGTGCCGGTGTCCGACTGCTTTTCCCGCGCCAGAATAGCCCGCCCCGAGCGTTCGTTGCTGGTGGCGCCAAGACTGCTATCGTACTGCCCGGTTGCGCTCTTAATGTCATCGGCGGCGCCTGCTTTGGCTTGCAGCAGGCCGCTGGACGCCATCGGCGGCTGTGAGCGTTGCGGCAACGGCAGCACGCCGCCTTGCCCATCGGTCACATCTGGATTGACTTCAAGGTACGGCCAGTTGTTGATGTTGGCCGTTTTCCATTGCTGCTCGTAGCCCTCAAACTGACCGCCGTAGCCAATAAACGGTGCTTTGGGTGCCAGCGCCAGCATCTCGGCTTCCTGGCTGACCCAATAGTTATACATGCGCTGCGCGTCTTTGGCATTCCGCACCAACCCGCTAACGTACATCCGGCCATCAATCTCAAATTCGTTGCCAATTACGCGGATTACGGGGATGTATTTGCCCGCCCAATCGCGTTCTTCCAGCACCTCAAAGCCGTTGGTTTTGCACCATTTAACCGTCCGAACGTCTACATCACGGGTTTTTGTTGCAGCCAAACCCATCATTTCAATTTGCTTTGCCTCCGGTGACCCCGCCATTGCGGTCATTCCACCGGGGTATTGATTGAGTTTCTTGGCTTCGTGCTTGATGTAGAAATACTCGGCAATCCTCACCGTGTCTTGGTTAATCCACGCGTTCAGTTGCCCGTCGCCTACGCCGTATTGCAGGCTGGACAGCGTTGCCGCGTCAGGAAACTCACGCTCGTACGCGTCTTTGGTAATTTCCTGATTGATGAAACACCACTCGGCATCCGAACCGCAAGGGTCTTGGATTGTTGGATCCATGTACACGCTGAAACTGTCACGAATACGCCCAATCCGCAGGTCTTGCTCAAAACTCTGGTCGTCGCAATACTCGGTCAGGATGCGGAAGTAGCCCTCACCAAAGGTAACCTGGTTGTCGCAGGCCGTGTCGTAAGCTACGTCAGCATCCGAGATATACTCGATGTGCCGCACGATGCCGTTGAATATCTCGGCCACCTCAACGTCAGCCTTGTCGTCAGCCGGTATCACCTTGCCACTAGGCCGGTTTTGCCGCTGGTCGTTGGTCACTTGCAGCACGTGCTGCGGCAGCTTGTTGATGGTCAGGCAAGGTCGAGCGTTGATCGTTTGCCCCTGCACCGAGCCGCGTGTGGCCAACACATCGGCAGGCCACTGCCACTGATTATCGGGGCTTGCAGCACGAAAACGCAGGTCGTCCAGTTCGTCCTCGCGGCTGTCCGAGTAGGCCGAGATCGCCATCGTCAGACGGGTACGCATGGTCGCCAGCATCTCGCCGTTGTCACGGTCGGACTTAGTGCCGCCTGACGAGACTGCGCCTGCTTCGTTGATGCCTGTGTCTTGATATGCCACTATTTTTTTGCTTTACGTTTGACCGAATAGGCTATCGCAACGGCTTGCTTGACCGGCTTGCCTGCTTTGACTTCTGCCTTGATGTTCTTGCGGAAGGCCATCGGACTGGGTGACTTAACGAGGGGCATAATTAGCATTTCCACCGTTTAAGAGAGGCTTTTGCACGTTCTGCCGGGCCTTTGGCCTTGGCCACCACGCCCGACATTCTTGAGCAAAATGACGCTTTGCGGCCCTTGTCGGCGGCAGTCTTGGGGCTGGGCGCCGGGGCTTTCAGATTGCTGCCCGTTGCCGCATTGTACTTAGCCCTACCCTTGGCGGTCAGGCCGGCGCCCTTGCTA